TAATTTCGCCCCAGTTAGGACCAGATTCATAATCAACCTTATTAGGAACTTCCAATTCTACAGCTTGTTCCATTATTTGTTTTATTTTATCAGCTTGTGATTCTGATTCAATAGAAAAATCTAACTCATCATGTATTTGTATGTGAGCAATATGTCCTTCTTTGTATAAATCTACCATAGCTTTTTTAGTCATATCTGCAGCACTACCTTGTATTAATCTATTTAAAGCTTTGTAAGTAAATGCTCTTCTTGTTGGATTATTATGCCAATAATTTTTTCTTGGATTACCTTCTTCATCTTTTAAAACATTACCATCAAAATCTTTTAAATAAGGACCCATATTTTTTAATTCCAACATAGTCTCATGATCTTCTGCAGGTACATACGTTCCCCAATCACTACCTCTTAGTATAGGTTCATACTTTGGAAATCTACATCGACGTCTTAATAATGTTCTAATCATACCATTACCGGTAGCAATATTAATTAATCTATTAGATAATTGTTTTACAAATGGAACTTGTGTGTGATATTTTTTAAATAAATCATCAGCAGTGTCTTTTGATACTCCTAATTCATTTTGTAGTTTAGTTTTACCCATACCATAAAATAAACCTAAATTAATTGTCTTTGCTTCTTTTCGATCTATCCCTGCAAGTTGTGCAACGATTTGGTGGAAGTCTGTGTTAGGATTATTTTGATACGCATCTCCAATAGTGTATGCTGTAGGTAATTCAGCTTTCATACCATAATGTGTAACTAATCTTGGTTCCTGTTGCGAGTAGTCAAATGTACCCCACTTGCAACCTTCTTCAGGTATAAATAATGATCTTAATAGTGGCCCTGTTTCCGGATCCCTGGCAGGTATTTGCTGTAAGTTTGGATTATGATAACTGAATCGTCCAGTAATAGTCCCTCCATCATCGGATCGTATTTGATTTATATCTGCATGAATTCTACCATTGTGTTCATATTTAATAATTGAATCAATAAATGTAGTTCTAACCTTGTTTATTTTTCTAGCTTCTGCTATCATACGTATCAAAGGATTTTCATGATTGTATAAAAATCCTTTTGTAAAGGAAGGTTCCCCGGTAGGGGTTTGAGAATATGTTAATTTTAATTTATCAAAAAGCGGTGCAATACTTCTTGCAGCCATTAATTGAATGTCTACTCCTGTTTCTTTTTTTATGTGTTGTATTAATTTTTCTTCTTTCACTGCCAATTCTTTTTTCAATTGATTGGCTCTGGACACGTCTACCCGCACCCCTAGGAAGCGCATATCGACTAAACAAGGGAAGAGATCACTTTCAAGATTAAATATATCTTGAAGATCATCTTCAATAATTTGTTTTTTAAATTTTTGCCATAACTCTAAAGTTAGTTCAGCATCTTTCTCTGCATAGTGTCCAACATCCATTGCGGGCATTTTCCACATATCTGCTTTAGGATCTAAACCTCTTGCTTTAGCTGCCTCATTTAATCTAGCTTCACTCTTACCTTTATTCAACCATGTCCATGCACATGAGTTTAATGTAAATTGAAATCTATTTTCATCAATTAATGATGCTGCAATCATAGTATCTATAATTCTACCATTAATTTGATAACCTAATTGTGCTCTAATCCAACATACGTCGTACATTGCATTATGAAATACTTTATCTGCTGGACATTCACACACATCTTTAAACCATGATAATACTTTTTTCTTGTCCATGTTTGGACCACTACCATGAGCTATTGGAAAATAACCAGACCATCCTTCAACAGCAACGGCTATACCTACAATTTCTCCATTACCTATAATTGCACCTGAACCTTTCGATTTTAAATCTGGATCACGTGTTTCTAAGTCAATACCAATCTCAGGATAATTCCTAAGATCAGGAAATTCATCAGGTTGTAACCATTCTGTTTCTGGAACTATCATATTAAATCAAATAAATAGATTGTTAAAATACATAAACCCATTAGTTCTGTGTAAATATTCATTTCTTTTTACTTATGTCTTTCATCTTTTTAATTTCTAATTCACAATAATGAATTACTTTTTCTAAATCTTGTATGCCATTTTTATTTTTATAACGACACACATATTTTATAACATTACCCTGAAAAAAGGAAAGGTCATTTTTTGAAATAAACTCATAAGGTTGAATGTGAAAGTTCTTGTAGTGATTCCCGCCTATCTGCTTACTCTGTGGAAATGCTGTATCAAACATATCTTTACTTGTCATATATTATACTCCGTTAGTTTGTTTTTGGTTTTAAGTTTATATAAATTATTTCTTGCTCTAGTTATTCCTACATACCAAACACGATGTTCTTCATCTTGCTTTTCTATATTATTTTTTATGGATCGTTGTATCTTTGATCCCTGGTGCAGGGACAATATTACATTATCCTCTTCACCCCCTTTTATAGAGTGTATTGTAGAAATTTTTATTCTGGCATCTTTGTCTAAATCTTCACCTTTATTTAATAAATTTAATATATAACTTTTTTCTTTTTGAGGAGCTTTAGTAAATAATGTATACCAATCTTCTTTCTCAGTTATTTCTTCCCTCCCACTAATTTTTAATACGTCTTTCCATTCTGTTTCTCCAACTTTCTCACCATTACACCAATTTAAATATGTTTTTATTTTATTATATAATTTTAGATGATAACTTTTATTTCCTTTATACTGATAATAAATATTTTTATTTTTCAATTCTTTCATTATATCAAAAGCCGTATCTTTAATTCGTGTAAGAATTAACCATTTATCTTTATTTAAATCTATTTGATTTAAATTAGAAATATAAGCAACCTTACCTTCATAATTTCTTGGTAAATATTCTTTATGTTTTTTTGCACCTCTAATTCTATTTACGGGAATCTTGGATTGTATTTGTATATTCTTTGCAATTCTTTTTGAAAATTTTAATACTCTTTCTTTTGCAGGTTCATCTATAAATCTTTTTACATCTGCACCGGCCCATGCGTAGATTGCTTGATCGTCATCACCTGCTAGATAAATATCTTTTGCTTTTGTTTTTAAAACATCAAATAATCTCCATTGCATTGGAGATAAGTCTTGAGCTTCATCTATAAAAATAACTTCAAAGTTAGGTATGTCCGGTGAATCAATTAATAATTTGATCATATCATTGAAATCATAGAGTTTTTTTGCGTTCTTATATTTATTTAAATTATTATAAATGTAGTTCACCATACGTTTTCCTTTTATTATTTTAGGATCGTACCGACCGGTATTGTATTCTGATATTGGATTAATACCTTTGTTCTCTGCTTTGTTTATTAATTGTAGATATGGATTATCATGTTTTAAATAACATACTTCTTCATCATTATATTTATCTTTATATTGAACTCTTAGTCCAATTTTCTTACCAAAGATTTGATAATGTTCTGGTTGTAGTATTTTAGATTCATGTAACTTTAATGTTTTAAATCCAAATGAATGCAGTGTTTGAAAATAAGGTAATTTCTTTTTATCAAATGGCATTCTAGATTTTGCTTCTTCTGCAGCTTTTTTAGTAAATGCAAAATAACCTATTTTATCTAAAGGCACACCTTTACGAGCATAAGCTCTTGCTCTACTTATAAGTCTATAAGTTTTACCAGTACCTGGAGGACCATAAAATTTATATATCATTATGCTATATCTTCTCCAGTTTCATCAAACTCTATTAATTCATCTGGAGCTTGATCTTCTTTAAAGGTATCTAATTTAACACATACAGCCCAAACAGGATTGTTAGATTCTTTTTGACCCTCTGCTTTTGGATATCTTTTTTGTTTGTATTCTGCTTTAAAATTTCTTTTAACATCTTCTAATGTCTTATCACTTTTAGTTTGCCACTGATGTGTTCTTTTCAATTCTTCATAAAAATGACTCCAAGTAAACCAAGCAAAACCATCTTCTTTTAAAACAGAACCTTCTTCAAATGTTATAGAACTTTCTGCTTCTGCTCCGTTAATCCATTTTTTCAATTCATTAAATAATATACCAATAGGTTGTGTTTCTTTTTCTGGCCACTCAGATTGAGCTGTACTTAATAATGAATTTATCATTTGTGTAAATGGAACATTCTTCATTGTTGGAGGAAGTATTCCAACATGCGCTGCTAATAATGCTTTTATTCTTTTTTGTTCAATGATGTGTTCAATATTTTTTGCAAATACTTTTTTAAGTTTGCCTGAAGGTGTTTTTACATCTAATTCAAATGCAGGTTCTGGTCTATATTCCCATTTAGTTATACTAACGATCTCAGGCCAGTCAGCACGTACTTGACCTCCAATTCCATATTTTCTTTTTAAACATACATTCTTATTACAAAAACTACTAACCGGTTTACCATGACATTTATAACTAGCTGTTTCTTTTTTCCATAGTCTTATTTTCTCATCTATTTTTTTAGTATCCCAACTTACATCATACTTAATTAAATCTTCTGCTTTCTTTTTAACAATAGTTTCCCATTTATCTGAAAATCTTTTTTTAGCCCAAACCATAATATTATATAAAAATTCATCTCTACCATCTGGTAATTTATTATGCGCACCGCCATCGTCCGGATCTGAATAATTTCCTTGTTCTAATTGTCCACAAATAACTGATAAACATGGTGGACCATCTTTAAATTCATCACTTTCTCCAACTAACGCATCACTTATTTTACCGTTTTTTATTTCATGTAATTCTTTTTTAGTTTTACAATTTAATTTAACTACTTTCATAAATGTATCAAAATCCATTTCTTCACCAGAAGTAAACATGGCAACTCTTTCATTTTTGTTAAAGTATGGAATGTTTATAAAACTACCTACTGATCTGTTTCCATCAGCTCCTTCTGATTTCAATGTAGTTTGTTTTGGGTATACTTCTGTATTAGGTGGTAATCCTAATATAAATAACATATCTTCTAAAAATTCTCTTATGTCTGATGCTTTTACTTTTTCTTTTGCAAAAACATATAAGTGTAAACCACCACTTTTTGATTTAACTGGTATTAATGGTAATTCTTTTTTCTCTATAATTTCTAAATATTTTTGTGGACTAAATGTTGAATAGTTTCTTGGATCAATATCTATTGCACCAAATACTGCTTCGTCATTATCATTACAAGGTTGTATACCTATTGATCTTATTCCTTTTAAATGTTCAATATAATGTTCATCTTTTAATGGTCCCCATTCTTCTTTAGACCAACCATAATCACCTTTGTCAAAATACTTTTTACCTGTTGCCGGATCTGTTTTAGCATTTTGCACATTACAAAATCCATAACGACGTCTTAACCCGCTAAATATATCTATAAACTCTTGCATTTCTTTCCTTCAATCAATTAATTTTAATGGGCGGCTCCACTCTCGCATCACCGCCCATCTCCTAGGATTAGGCTATGTCTTCTTTAGGTTGCTCAACCTTTTCGTATTTAGGTTTAGCAGTTCCTTTAGACACTTGTTCTTGAAACTCTGATCCCATTTTAAATAAAGCTGCATCTTCTTCTACAGAAGTATCCAACATTCTTACAAACGATGGTTTGTAAACATGCCAACTTTTATCTCCTGCATTTTTAGCTGCTGTCTTTAATTTAAATACACCCATAAATGTAGGTGCTGGGAAAGACCCTTTATCGTCTTGAGCTTTAAGATTCATCAACTTATTATTTAAATCCCTTGCAGGAGTTAAATTTGATGATCTCATTGTCATGACTGCTTTTCTAGGTGAACCATCTATCATTGCAATCACATAGAAATAAATAGTTTTTTCAACATAGTTACCATTTGATAATCTATATTTAATTCCTCTTATTTCTTCCTCAGCATCAGAAGGTGGATTCATGTGAGTTCCAACCGGAGCTGAACTACCTTCACCCTTCTCTTGCCATTCAGGCCATCTTGTTTGTGAGTATGCAACAGTTATGTCCACACCTTTCTCACCATCTATTAGTGATCCCAAGTTAGCAGAATAAATCATGCCAGGCTCTGCACCTTCAACATATTTAGCGCTTCTTGTATTGCACTCTGGTGATAACTGATGAAGGATTTTTAATATTGGTGTAGACATATCATCAGATGATATTTCTTCCGTTCCTTTACCAGCGTATTGTCTTAGATTGATTGAAGTTAGTGCACCTGCACTATTCTTCTTTACGACTTGTGTACTCATATGTACTCCTATTTGTTATTTGTTATTTGTTATTATTTAAGTTTTGTTTGGTTGCCTTCAAACGTCCAAAAAAGATCTTGTGGAACATCGTTTCCTTTGTTCTTCCAATCTTCCATGGTTACTCTTAGAGTCTGGGGTTCAACCTTTTCGGATTGAGAAGGTTCATACCCCGACTCTTTTGCAAGGGTAGCATAAGCCATTGCCTTGTTTTCTTCACCTTGACCAAAAGCAACAGAGATATTATTTTTAACAATATCTCCTAGGCCATTGTCG